GAAGACATATGAAGATAACGATACAGACGATATTGTTCGTAAAAGTATTATAGTTTGTGATGGTAAACCTATTATCTATGATAGCCTTGTTAAATTGGTGAAAGCGGGAGAGTAATAGCCCCACACCTGCAATAGTAGGTAAGGCAATAGTGGGGCAAACAATACTAGGAAAAGAAAGTTAAATAAAAGTGAGGTAAATAATTATGTATACAAAAACTAATTGGGTAAATAATGAAACTCCAGTAAATGCTGAAAATATGAATAAAATTGAAACTGCACTTGAAACACATGAAAATGCAATTGAAGATAAATTAGATAAACCAGAAATAGAGGGTAGTCAAGGGCAGATTTTATCTTTAGGTGCAGACGGGAAATTAACTTATGTTGATAAACCGGCAGACGGTACACCGGGAGATAAGGGTGATAACGGCATAGCGGCAGAAATTACATCCGTTACGGCGACGGTCGACGCTAATACGGGAACACCGGAGGTAACCGTAACACCGGGCGGCACAGCGCAAGCGCGTACATTCGCCTTTGCCTTTAAAAATCTTAAAGGTGAAAAAGGTGATAAGGGCGATGCAGGCAACCCGGGCACAAATGGGACAGATGGTACGGCGGCAACCATTACAGAAGCAACGGCAACGGTTGACGCCAATACGGGGACACCAGAAGTAACTGTTACCCTTGGCGGCACGGAGCAGGCGCGTACATTCGCTTTTGCTTTTAAAAACTTAAAAGGTGCAAAAGGGGATAAGGGTGATACAGGTGCCAGTGGCTTAACTAAACAGGCAGCCATTGCAGACGCGGCAGGCGGCGATGAAAAGGATAAAATAAACGTTATTTTGGCGGCACTGCGCAGTGCTGGGGTAATTGCTACAGAATAAAAGGGGTGAAAGCATGGCTGTTACACTTGAGCAAGCAAAGGAATATCTGCGAATTGATGAAGATTTAACTGAAGATGATGAACTCATAGGAAGTTTAATCGAAGCTGCTACTGATTATTTAGAGCAGACTACCGGAAAAAAGTATAGTGATAACAGCCAGATTTTTGTCTTGGCTGTTAAAATGTTGGTAGCACACTGGTATGAAAATAGAAGTGTTTTTTCTACAAAAACCAATGTAAACAATCTACCACACTCTATAGAAGCTATAATTACGCATATTTCTCTGGCACAGTATTATAAACCGTTAGGAAGTGAAACATCATGATTAATATTGAAGAAATTGGTACATTAGATAAACGTGTAACAATTTTAAAATATGAAGATGTTGAAACACCGTATAATTTGACGCAGAAAAAATTAATGCCATTTTTGAAAATATGGGCAAGAATTGAACCTCTTAGAGGTAGAGCTTATTATGAGCAATACAAAGAAAAAACCGAAGATTTAAGTAAAATAACTATTCGCTATCGAAAAAATATAGATAATTCTATGTTAGTTAAATATAGAAATAATCTATATGAAATAAAAAATGTCATAGATCCTTATGAATCGCATATAAAACTAGAATTAATGTGTAGCATAAAGAAATCAGGTGCTAGTGATGGGAATTAGTTTCGAAGAATTTATTGGTAGGTTGCAGACGGTGCAAAAGAATTTTCCAGATGATGTTGAGATTGTTTTAAATCGTGGTGCTAATCGCATGATTAAGGCTTTAAAAACAAATAGTCCAGATAGTGGAAAGGATCATAAAGGAAAATTAAATAAAAGTTGGAAAAAGAAAATTGAAGGCTATGGCAAGGACATTCATGCCAATATTTATTCTACAGCACCACATTTTCATCTTATTGATCGTGGTCATAAAATAGTGGATAAGAAAGGACAAGAAAAAGGTTTTGTACAAGGAAAGCATTTTTTACAAAAAACTATAGATGAACAGCAAGATGATTTACAAGAATATATGTGGAAAGGTGTATATAAGCGGGTAAAAGATAAATTAGATGGCTGATGTAGTAAAACAGATAGATATCTTAAATCAAATTGGCATAATGCTGAAAGCAGAATTTAAAAGCACGGTTTATAGTGATGAAATCTTAGAAGATTTCGCTAAACCGTGCTTTTTTATTAAATGTTTATGTACTAATATCCCACAGACTAAAAATATAACAAAGAAAAGATTGTCTATTATATTGACATATTTTCCGAAAGATATCGATAAAAATGAAATACATTATGCTGATGTTATGGATAGACTTCAAATGCTTTTTCAAAGAGGAATACCTCTAAAAAAGAGATATATTCATGTGAATGAATTTACTATTGATAGAGTAGGGGAAGGACAAGATATTATCCAAATGATAGTAAAGATGGATTATTTGGAGCAAATTATAAGACCAATGAAGCAAGCTGATTTAATGGAAGAAATGCAGTTAAAAGTAAAAATAAATGAAGGAGAGAGGGCAATATGGCAAAATTAGGAATGCCAAATGTGATTGTATCTTTTAAAGAAGCAGGCATTGCAGCAATTGAACGTAGTAAACGTGGTATTGTAGCTTTAATTTTAGAAGAAGAACAATCTATTATTGATGAACTTACTACAAATAAAAATGCTATAGTAGGCAGTGCTATTTGTGGTGAAGCTGTTTGTGGTATAGAAACAGCTTCAGAAGCTATTGAAAATCCTTTTGTAATATATACAGCAGACGATATACCATCTATTCTTAGTGAAAATAATAAAGATTATATTACAAAATGTTTATTGGGATATGTAACGACACCATATAGAATTAAAGTCTATTTACAAACCAAAGGTAAAGAAGGCACTGATAAATGGCAGGATAGTCTAAAAAAAATAGCTACAGAAAGATTTGATTATTTATCTATTCCTACAGTAGAAGCAGATCAACTTGAAACATTACTCACATGGGTAAAAAGTTATCGAGAAAATAAATATAAAAAAATGAAAATAGTAATGCCAGGTTATGATGGAGATTATGAGGGTGTTATTAATTTCAGTAATAAATATATAAAAACAGCTACAAAGACTTATACACCAGCTGAATATACTGCACGTATTGCTGGACTTATTGCAGGTACTCCACTTACGATAAGTGCAACATATGCACCACTTAATGAAGTAATTGATTGTGATAAATATGACCTTGATGAAAATGATGAAAAAGTTAATAATGGTGAATTTTTTATTTGGTATGATGGCACAAAATATAAAATGAGTCGTGCAGTAAATAGTCTTGTTACTACAACGCAAGGAAAACAAGAAGGCTATCAAACAATTAAAATCGTAGACATTATGGATATGATTTATGATGATATTAGAACTACAGCACAGGATAGCTATATAGGTAAATATGCAAATACCTATGATAATAAATGTTTACTTATTACTGCAATAACTGGATATCTTAAAGAACTTGAAGGTGAAGGTCTTTTACAAGCTAATTATTCTACGGTAGAACTAGATACGGAAGCAATAAAAAATTATCAGCTGAAAAACGGTCTATATACCAAAGATGAACTTGCAGATATGAGTGATGATGAAATTAACCAGCTAGATACAAAGAAAAAAGTATTTTTAAAAGGCAAAATTAAGATAATTGACGCTATGGAAGATATAGAACTACCATTTGATATTTAAAAAAGGAGTTTACTTTTATGGATAAATTTATTGCACAGCGTGTAATGAGTGGCACGCAGGGAGAAATTTGGATTGATGGAAAATACATGGCTGAAGTAACTGGTTTTAAAGCAGAAATAAAGCTTATAAAAGAAGAAGTAAACCAAGTAAAAACTTATTTTAAACAATATAAAGTAACAGGCTGTGAAGGTACTGGAAACGTAAAAATGAACCATGTATCTTCTTATTTTATAAATTTAATGGCGGATAATATTCGCAATGCTCGTCAAACAGTTGTTACAATTAGGGTTAAATTAGACGATCCAGACGCAGTGGGACGTGAAGAAGTTATTATAAGAGACGCCACTTTCGATAAGCTCACTCTTATGGACTGGGAAGCCAAGAAACTTACAGAAGATGATTATGATTTTACTTTTACAGACTTTGAAGTGCCTGTTACGGCTGACGCTTGATATAATTGCAATTATTTTATTTTTAAAGGAGATAATAAATATGAATTTAGTTGATGTATTGTTAAATAGTGATGTAAACAAAGTATTAGCAGAAAACACAGAAGAATATGAAGTTGAAAGATTAAGTAAAGTTTTGGGAGAAAAATTTGTGCTTACTTTAAAATCTATTCCAGCTAAAAGATATTCTGAAATTCAAACAACAGCTATTAATGTAAAAGGAAAAAGTAAAAATATAGATTTATATAAAATGCAAATGCTTACGTTAAATGAAGGAATAAAAGAGCCAAATTTGGCGGATACTAATTTACTTAAAAAGTTTAATGCAACCACTCCATTTGATATGTATGAAAAATTATTTTTAGCTGGTGAAATTACAGATATAGCAAATAAAATAAGTGCATTATCTGGCTACAGTGAAGAAGAAAAACAAAAAAATATTGAAGAAATAAAAAACTAATAAAATCTGATGGCAACACAAATATGATGTATTGGCTTTATAGAGAACATCATTGGAAGCCATTAGATTTTTTTAATATGGGCAATGGTGAAAGAACCATTATTGAAGCTTTTATAAGGCAAGAACAAAAAGATATAAAAGAAGAAATAAAAAAAATGAGGGGATAAAATGGCAACACAAATTGATGTAACTTTAAGGTTAATAGATATGATGACCTCCCCTCTTGTACGTGTTCAAAATGAAATGGAACGTACAGCACGTGCTCATCAACGTATGGGTAGAGATATTCAACGTATTGGTGATGGATTTAGTAGTGTCGGTGAGAGTATGTTACCGATTGCAGCTGGAATTACAGCAATCGGTGCAGCAGGAGGTCGTGCGTTTATTGATTTTGATAGCATTATAACTGGAGCAGCGGCAAAAGCTGGAGCAACAGCAGAAGAAATGGAAATGATGCGCCAGAAGGCAAGTCAGTTTGGCGCAAATTTTCCAATAAGTGCCACGCAAGCAGCAGAAGGTATGGATAGATTAGCAGCGGCAGGTTATGACGCTAATCAAGTTGTTGGTGTTATGCCATCTGTAATAACAGCAGCAGTAGCTAGTGGAGAGGACCTAGCCACAACCTCCGATGTTGTTAGTAATGCCCTTAATATTTGGAATCTAAAACAAGGTGATATAGCACAAAATGCCATGAGGGTTGCAGACGTTGTACAAATGGCATCTAATAAATCCAGTCTTGGAATGGCAGATTTTGGTTTAGCTATGCAGTATGCAGGAGCGCCAGCAGCAACTTTAAATGTAAGTATAGAACAATTAGCCACTGCAATGGCAATAATGAAAAATAATGGTATAGAAGCAAGTACAATCGGTACGTCACTTCGTTCGGTATTTTCTAGACTTTCTGAACCACCAAAACCAGCAGCAGAAGCTATTGAAGCACTTGGACTACAGGTAAAGGACGCATCGGGTAATTTCCTTGGATTACAACCAATAGTAGAACAGTTGCGAGGTAAAATATTAAACCTTTCTAATACAGAACAGGTTGCTTATGCTAAGGCACTAGCGGGTGAAGAAGCATATAGTGGACTTTTAGCACTTGTAAAAACAGCACCAGAAGAATATCAAGCACTTCAAAATGCTATGGATAGTGCTACAGGTTCATCACAGGCTCAATTTGAGGTAATGAAAGGTACACTAAAAAATAGTATTGATGGTATGCTGGGAAGCCTTGAAAGTCTTGCTATTAATTTTGGTAGTGTACTGACACCGCAAATTAAGGCAATGACGGACGCTATCGGTGGTTTTGCCGATATGATAAATACCATATCCCCGGAAACAAAGTTATTAATAGGCGATATCTTAATGGGTACGGTGGCATTTACGGGCTTTATGCTGGCAACAGGTAAAGTTATAAGTATTGGTGGCGGTATTGTAAAACTTTATGGAGATATCGGGTTGGCAGCTAAAGGCGGAAGTATTCGAAACAAGGCTTTACAATTTGCTGTTTTAAATACGGTTAATGCTTATAAAAATTTAAATAAGGAAATTACTCTATTAAAAACAGCTCAAGATGGCAGTAAACAATCTCTATTCACAGGTATTTCTGCACAGATTAAACAAACAATAGATAGTTTAAAAAATAATAAACCGCAATTATATATAAACTTTAAAAAGGAATTTGACAGAATACGTGCTTTAAAATGGGTCGATATTACCACAGCAATAGTAAATGTAATGCCTAAAAATCCTATTTCTTCTATAAAAACTACGGCAATAACGCGATTACAGAAATTTAGAACATCAGCGATTTTGGCAACAGAATCTTTATCAAGAATGTATAGAACTTTTTACATGAGTAAGGTAATGGAAAGTTTTGCAAATGGCATAGGAAAGGCAACAAAAAGCGTTTTTGGATTAGTTAAAGCAAGTTTTGCTTTTGCATTAAGTCCTTTAGGAATTACTTTAATTGCTATAGCAGGAGCGGCGTACCTTATTTATAAAAATTGGGATATGGTTGGTCCGTATTTTATAAGTTTATGGAAACGTATTGAAACGGCTTTAATTGGTGCATGGAATAGGATAAAACCTGCATGGGACAGTCTAATGAATGTTATACCGAAATTAAAAATTGCTATATCTCCAGCACTTGTAGCTTTAGATAATATTTTCACTATGGCAATAAATGGACAGGGAGCATTTGAACCGTTAATTGCAGTGTTGCAGATTGTAGCAAGTATTTTCGGCGGCGCATTGGTAGGAGCTTTTATTATTGCGGCTAATGTATTAGTCGGTACAGTGGTAGCAGCTATTAATGTAGCGGCGGCGATTATAACCGGTTTTCTCGGTGTACTAGAAGGCATTATTACATTCCTTACTGGTGTTTTTACGGGAAATTGGGAAATGGCATGGCAAGGAATTGTTAAAATCTTTGACAGTGTATTTTCTGCTATTAAAGGCATTGCAGATGGAATATTAGGTGGCGTAAAAGAAACCATAAACGGTATTATTAAAAGTATAAATTCTATTAAGTTTACTGTGCAAGATATTGTACCAGGTATAGGTGGCAAAACTTTTGAAGGATTAAATATTCCACTATTCGCAAATGGCGTTGAAAATTTTGCTGGTGGTCCTGCAATTATTCATGATAAAGGTGCGGAAATCGTGGATTTACCAAGTGGAACACGTGTCATTCCGCATGATAAATCTATTCAGACAGCGTATGCACAGGGACGACAAGACAATCAAAGTAACAGTAATAATTTTAATTTCAGTATTAATATTTATGGTGCAAATATGAAAAATGATGCCGACATGGACGAGTTGGCGGATAAATTAATGCAGAGGATTTATTATCAAATGCAGAAAAGAAGTATTAATATGAATGAGGGGGCGGTATAATGGCTTCGATTTTATCTTTTCTAAATCAGGCGGTGGACAGTCTTATCGGTTCGGGAAGCGGGCTGAATACGGGCTGTAAATTGGTTTTGAGCTGTGCAGGGGAAAGCGTAACTTTTCCCGTGCTGCCGCCTTCTTTCGAGGTCGGTAACGCCTATAATAACAGCACGGTAAATGTAAATTCTTTAGGTGATATTAATATGCTGGGAAAACGCGGATTAACTACAGTGAAATTCTCCAGCTTTTTTCCGGCACAAGCATATAGTGGTATTGTGAACGGTGCACCAGACAGCCCGTACAGTTACGTTGAAAAAATAAATTCTTTTGCACAAAAAGGACAGCCGTGCAAACTTACGATATCCGGCACGAATATAAATCTGAACGTAAGTATCGACAGTTTTGACTATAGTGAAAAAGACGGCACGAGCGATGTATATTTCTCCATATCTTTGCGTGAGTATCGTTACATACTGCCAAACTCGAATAAGCTTAACGATACAACAGGGCTTGCCAGCCGAACGGCGGAGGAGCAGAAAGAAAAAGTAATAAATTGGTATCCGGGTATGGATTTAATGGACGTGGCGGCGCAGAGCGTGGGACAGTTTTTCCCGATAGATGAACAGGACGCAAAACAGTTATCCGTATTTAAAACGCTGGCGAAAACGAAAAATTTAAATGTTGGTTCCGTACTCTATGCAACGAAGCAGTCCGTTAAAATCAGCGATGATACGATTATAAATTTCTAGGGTGATAGTATGCTTATATGTAAATATACGGACCCGCCGCTTACGCAAAAAGAACAACAGGAATTACAACAGAAGAAAAACAACAATGAGCCACATAGTGAGCCATTAAGCGATTTTGATATTACAAATTTTGTAACGAAATGGACATGGAGCGGTGATAGTGAACAAGCAGCAAGAAAGCTTGAATTTGAGATTGTTTATAATACTGTAGATAAAGATAGCGCATTTACCGCCTTGGATTTAAAAGTAGGTGGTTTTATTTATTTATCTTACGCTGAAACGGACGAATCAGAACCGATTGAAATTTTTGAAGGCAGGATATTTTACCGAAAAAGAAATTCCAATACCTTTACATTTTCTTTCACCGCCTATGATGATATGGTTTATCTGGCAAAATCGAAAGTACAAATGCTGTTTGACGGTATAACAGTAACGGATGCCATAAAACAGGTATGCGCAGAAATCGGCATAAGTACGGCGGCGGATATGCCGCAGATTAATACTGTAGTAAGTTTTATTGCCGACGGTAAGAGCTGCACAGAGGTTTTCCGTATGCTGTTTGAGTATACGAAAGCTGACACGGCGAATAATCCAAACGGTGAAGATTATACCGTTGTCTGTCTTAATGGTGATGTAACGGTTATAAAAAAAGGTGAGTTTATTGAAAATTACATTGCCACGGATTTGACGAGCGTTGACAGCTCCGAGCACTCCGAAAGTATTGAAAGTATGGTAAATCGTATAAAATCGGTTGACGATAACGGCAATATCTGTCAGGTTTTTACAAACAACGATGACGTTACGCATTACGGCATGATACAGGATATTTATAAAATGCAACCGCCGAAAGAGGGCGAAACGGTCGATAATGTGAAAATGGCAAAGGCAAGATTGAAAAGGTTGCAGGACGAAAGTTCGATTAGAGCAATCGGCAATATCCAGTGTATTACCGGATACACGATTGAAGTTCAGGAAGAACAGCTTAAAGGAAAATTTTTTATCAAGAGCGATACGCATAATTTTAGTGGTAATGTGCATACAATGGATTTAACTTTGGAATATATGCCAGATAATCCCCAAATACCAGAAATTGAACAGCAAGATATCGCAACACCAGTATTTAAAAGTAGTAAACGTAAAAAAACTACTGGTGGCGGTAATGGAAGTTTAAAAGTAGATAAAGGACTTGCCACAGGTTTTGACGCTTGGGGAGGTACTACCATGAATAATGGTAGAAATGGTTGTGCTGAGGCTGTTGGTAAAATGGGTAGCTATTACAGTCCATTTTTAGCACAGCAGTGTAATAACGATATTGTTGGTGTGCCTTCTATGGTGGCAAATGCAGAAAGTGCCGGACTTTTGGAAGATTTTTCTATAGGTAATTTAGAAAAGGGCGATGTTATTGTTTATGGTAATGATGACCATGTAGTAATTTATGATGGTAATGGCGGATATTACGGCAATAGTAGCAGTAAAAACGTTGTGGTACATGGTAGAGATTATAACAGCCTTGATATGACACCAACAAAAATTATAAAAGCAAGCAAAGGGTGATTGAATGAAAAAAACGGAGGACCCGTACAAAGCAATGTTGACGCTTTTTCGTAATGTTGGCGGTAGAGCGGGACTACAATCCACTGTACAAATCGGCACTATTGTAAGTTCACCACCGGAAATAAAAGTGCAGTGGAATGGTATGCTACTTGATAAAAAGTGGTTTTATATAGATGATTACTGGCTACAGGGACATACAAGACAAATAAGAG